GAGTCGCGGCCGCTTCCGGCGGATCCGCGCATCCCGGCATGGCGCACCGATCGCAGCCGGCGGCGCCGGACACCGGACAGATCGCCGGCAGCTTTGCCTTCCAGCTCGCGTCCTCGGGCGCCAGCGCCGGCGGCGCCGGCTCGGTCGTCCAGTTGACGCCGTCCGGCGACACGAGGAGAAAGCGCTCGCCGCGCTCTCCACCCCACGCCTCGCCCATCACCAATCCTTCTCCTTCGGCACGTAGACCGGGAACCACTCGGTCTTGATGTTCGCCACGCCGCCCTCGTTGGCCGTCACGTCGAGGATCCAGAACCCGATCTCCGGGTTGAGCCCCTTGGCCTTGAGGTAGGAGGTCTGACTCTCGAAGCAGCCGCACATCATGCCGGAGACGTTGCGGTACTTCGGCAGGTAGTCGACGACGTGCAGGTGCCCCATGAGGAGCACGTTTGGCTTGGCCTCGGGCGCGAACTGCTCGATCACCTTCTGCAGCCGGTAGGAGCGCGCGTACGGCACGCCGCCGTCCGGGTGCATGAGGTAGAAGCGCACGCCATGGACCGTCACGTAGGCGCCGCGTTGCCCGAGGTAGTGCAAATCCGGCCGGCGATCGCAGACGGCGCGACAGAAGTCGTGGCCGCTCTCCTTGAGATCCGCGAGATCGTGGTTGCCGGCGATGAGCTTGGTGGTGACCCCTTCGACCTTCGGGTAGTACTCGACGACGTAGTCGACCCGCTCGTCGAAGCCGTGCACGAACATATCGTAGATCTGGCCGCGGTAGACCTTGCCGTTGCCGGCGTGCAGATCGCCCGGATGCAGCACCAAGTCGATCCCCTCCTGCGCGAACATGGCGTACGCGTTGTGCAGGAAGGTGAGCTGCTGCTCTTTGCTGCAGAGGTGCGTGTCGCTCACCACGCCGACGCGGAACCGCGTGCCGTCCCACGTCGAGGTCGACGCCTCGAACTCGGCGTCCGTGACGCGGAACGAGTCGGTATCGAGCCGGTAGCCCTTCGACTGCAGGAGCGCGAACGCCCACGCCTCGCGCTCGTCGTCGCTCATCTCGCCGGCCTCGGCCGGCGCCGGCTCGGAGAGCGCCGGACCGGGCACCGGATCCGGCGCGTGCAGACCCCATTTCCGCATCCGGTGGTCGACCACCATGTAGGAGACACCGAGCAGGCGCGCAGCGCCGCGCATCGAGCCGGCAGTGGCAAGCGCCTCTTCGATCTGTTCGCGAGTGAACGGATAGGCGCGCATCGTCAGCCCGTCTTCTTCACGCGCGCGAGGTAGGCTTCGAGGTACTTCCACCACGCCGGCTTCCGCATCGGGATCGGCACCTTGAGGTACTGGAAGGAGGCCACCGGCTTGACCGGGACCGGCTTGCCGGCGTACTCAAGGATCCCGGCCGCGATCGCCCACGCGTAGAGCTTGCGCGCGAACACGTAGTCCTTGGCCTCGGCCGGGTTCGTGTGGAAGGCCGCCTCGACGTAGACGACGACCGCGTTCGCCTTGCGCGTCTCGTAGAACACCGGCTGCGACACGAGACCGTAGTCGGTCCCCGGCGAGATCGGCGCGAGGCGCTTGTAGATCAGGCCGGCGAGCTTGAGACCTTTGGCGCTGCCCGGATAGTGCATCACGAGCGTGCCGTCATCCATCACGCCGCCAGCGTTGGTGTGCAGACAGACGTGCAGCGTGGCGCCGAAGTTGTTCGAGTCGGCGACCACCTGCGCGAGCAGCTCGGAGCTCGGCAGCTTGCACCACTCCGGCTTCGAGGTTCGCACCGTGATGCCGGCCGGCTCCAGATAACCCTTCACGAGCGTGGCTACTTGGAACGCGCGCGACATTTCGCTGCCGAAGTCGCCAACTCCGATGTTCTGTTCCTGCAGCGATGGACTCAGATATACCTTCATGGTCGGTCCCCCTTGAATGAGAGGTCTAGGTACGATTCCATGCTAGACGGCGTCTCGGTAACCGCCTCAGTGGAAGAATGTCCCGCCGATCCACGCGTTGCCGACCCAGCCGTACTGCACGTGACCGTCGGTCGCCTCGATCGTGCGCCCACCGCCGACATAGATCGCGACGTGGTAGGAGCGGTAGTAGCCGCCGTAGAAGACGAGGTCGCCGGCGCGCAGCGACGACAGGGAGATCCGCCGCGAGGCGCGCTGCTGGTAGGTCGCGGCGTGTGGCAGGTGGATCCCTACCTTGTTGAACACGTACTTGACCAGCCCCGAGCAGTCGAAGGCCCACGGGCCGGCGGCGCCGAAGACGTACGGTTTGCCGAGCTGCGCCCGCGCGAGGCGCACCACGGTGATCGCGCGCCCGGTGACGCCGTGCCGCGCGACGTTGCGCCAGTGCCGGCCCCAGCGGATCCACGCGCGCTTCGACTTCTCCAACTCGCGCACGTTGGCCTTCAAGTGCTTGATCTGCACCTGCAGATCCTCCACGCGTCGATCGAGGCGGAGGATCTCGCGCTGCAGGCCATTGATCTGTTGGTGCGCGGCACGCGAGACGCCGGCCGGCTCGCCGAACACGGCGCCTGGAGCGCCGGCGACCAGCACGGTGCCGACGCCGGCCGCGGAGATGAACGCGAGCAGGACCAGCGCCACGTGGCGCCGTAGCAGGTTGAACACGAGCATTGGTCGGTCCCCTTTGCTAGCTGCTTACGAAGCGCGGTAGAGCACCATGTCGACCACGGTCCAGAACTTGTTGACGCTCACCGGATCCGGTACGTACTTGATCCGCGGCGATTCGACGCACGAGTAGCTCACGTTGCCACTGCCGTCGTTGAACACGAGCGTTTGCGCGCCGGCGTCGATGAGCGTGTTCAGATCGGCCACGGCGTCGCGGAGATCTGAGTTGGAGCTGCCTTGGATGAACAGGCGGAGGTTCATCTCGATAAGGTTCGCTTCCGACACGTTGGTCTGCGCCACGGTGCCGTTGTAGGAGCGCACCTCGTCCCACGTCTTGATCTTCTCGCCGGGATCGAACGCGAGCAGGGTGTAGCGGCCGGAGTTGATCGACGTGCCGCCGTACGTACAGGTTACCGTTGCCATCTCAGTGTCGTCTCCTCTGCTTCTTGCTCTTGGTCGCGCGCGGCTGCGGCGGCGGCGGCGTCGGCGCCAGCTTGGCGCGCGTATGTCGTCTCGCGTTGACGGCGCCGGCGCTCACGAGCTGGTCGATCAGAGCGTCGTCGGAGAGTCCCGCATCGATCGTCACTTGGTCAGTATCCGCGTTGACACGGCAACGGGTGATGTACAGCGGACCGCAGGCGGAGTGCTCCTCCTCGATCCAGTCGCCGCCTTGGATGTAGGTCGCCGGCCGCGTGCCGCCGGCATAGATCGGCACGGTGCCGCTCGCCGGCTGCAGGTTCACGGATCCGCTCGACAGGCCGGTGCCCAGGTGCCGCGCGAGCTTCTTGGCGACCTTGGCGGCGTGGCCGTCGGTCCAGTTGTAATCGAACTCGGCGACCATCACCGGACACATCACGCCGAGGAACGGAGAGCCGGTGGTGAATCCCGGATTCTTCAGCGCGATCTGCGACGCCGGCGTGCCGGCCGGCCAACGCGTCGAGCGCGCGACCTTGCCGTACACCACGCGGATCGCCCGCGCGATACCGTCCTCGGGATGCTGTTGGACATTCCACTCGATGCCCGGAATCTGCGCGTTGATCTTGTAGCAGTACGGCGAGGGATTCGGACCGGAGAGCGCACGGATCGTGGTTGGATTCGTCGCCAGCGGTTTGACCCGCAGTTGGCCGCGGAACCAACCCCACTCGACCAGACAGTCGGCCTGGAGCGCCAGACCCGCCATGGCCGCCGCGGCGTCCGTCGGCGGCCGCACCGCCACGCTCGGGAGGACGCTCCCGATATCGGCGGTCGACTGGCTCGTATCGAGGTCGATCTGGTCAGCGATCGCGACCATGGCCGTATTGATCCGGTATTCGCCGCTCGTCGTGTAGACGACGCAGTTGTCGATCTGCGCGTAGCGCTCGTCGGTGGTGATCGTGCCGCCGTCGTGGTTCGTCCAGAGCAGGAGCGCGACGTGGCCGGCGCCGTTGGTGCCCCCGAAGGTGTAGTCGATCGCCGTGCCGTCGACCCGCGTGTTTGGTCCCCACGTCTGGATCTCATTCCAGCGCGAGTCGGTCTGCTGCCGGGTGAGGATGTAGTCGTTCGACCACGCGAGCCGCGCCTTCATGGCGTCGCGCAGATCGCAGGAGAAGGTGCCGGTGATGCGCTTCACGCCGGCGTTCAGGCCGCCGTTCGCGATCAGCAGGTAGTCGGCGCCGAGGTACGGCACGTAGGAGACGATCGCCGCGCGGTTCCGCGGCACCTTCGAGTCCTCGCTCGCGCCCAGATAGATCCCGCCGTCCGTGTCGACGATCGACCAGGCGGCGTTGCGCTTGTTGGCGAACCACTGCGACGTGTCGGCGTCAGTGAACACCCAGCCGAGATCTCCGCGCCACTTGATCACGTCGAGAATCCCGCCGCAGTCGACGTTGACGAACGCCCGCGAGCCGGCGACCGCGGTGCGCGGATCCGAGACCACGTAGCCCTTGTACAGCGTGGTCGTGGCCGCGTCGAAGGTATGCTGGATGATGACCGGCGCGCCGTGCCAGAGCGCAGGGTAGTCGGCTTGCGGGTTGAACGGATCCGCAACCTCCATCCAAAACGACGCGCCACCGTCGCCTTGGTTGGTCGATTCCCACTCCAAGCCGTACAGCACGGTCTTGTACTCGGTGCCGCCGATCGTGACCGACAGCCCGCCATCCATGAGGCCGGCGTACGCCATGGCTTACGTCCAGTTGGTCTCGACCATGGCGACCGCGAGCGTCTTGTACTCCGCGAGCGTACCCGGCACCAGGTCGTTGAGGACCACGTCGATGAGCACCTGCCCGAGATCGGTCGGTTGGTCGAGCGATTGGATCGGGTTGCCGTTGGGCAGTACGGCCTCGGCGCCGGTCGCGCAGGCGAACGCGGACGACGCCGTGAAGCCCGCCGGATCGACGTTCTCGTACACCACCCGGTACATCCGCGTCGCGTCGGCGTTCTTGAGGTAGTAGTTCATCGGTTCACCTGCTCCTTGGGGCCAGATAGAGGTTCATGTAGTCGAAGTCCGCGAAGTTGTACGCCGTCGCCACGTCGGTCCAACCGACCCAGCCGTGCGACAGGTCGGTTCCGGTCGGGCAGTAGCTCACGTAGTCATTCCAGACACACGTACCGTCGGCGGTGTAGAGGTAGAAGTCGGCGTGTGTGCCTTGATGCACCTTGACGCGCAGCGTGTACCACGTGCCGTTCGTCATGTTGTACGAGGTGCCGGTGCTGTAGGTGGTGCCGTAGATCGCCACGCGACCGATGAGGTTGCAGTACGACCCGGTGCCCACGGTGAAGGCGTAGACGCCGTAGCCGTTGACACTGGCGGCGCTCTCGTGGTTCCACCAGCTACAGAACCCGAGGCGCATCGATACGTTGGTACTGACGGATTCCGGCCGGAACACGTACTCGGCGTAGTCGAAGTCGTACGGCGGCGTGGTCGAGGTGGTGAAGCGGATCGCCTCCATGTTCGTGTACATACGGAAGCCCGCGTTGGCCGACGCGGCGGTGGTGTAGTCGATGACCCCAGGGTGATCGATGCCCGCCCCAACCGCGGTGAGGGTTGCGCCGCTGTTGAGGTCGTAGCAGTACCACATATCGATGTAGTTGCCGGTGTCGTGCTGCACAGTGGTGCCGATGAAATCCCACTCGCGGTTCACCGACGCCTTGCGCGACGGGCCGAACGTGACCGCGCCGGACAGCGCCGTGGCGCACTCGCCGGCGTCGCCCGGATAGCCCGAGCCGATGATGACCTGATCGGCGTCCACCTGAAGCGTCGAGTAGTCCGTGCTCGCGTCGGTCGCCGTCATCCGCAGATAGCCGTACGTGCTGCCGACGGTCGGACCTTGGAACTGCAGCCACGGCGCCGACGAGGTGCCGCCGGTGACGATGTAGGCGGCGTTGCCGTAGGTGCAATCGGTGTACGGGTAGAAGGTGACGCGATCCTCGTAGGAGCCGGTCATCTCGATACGCTTGCCGCTCGCCGCCGTGCGGAAGGTCGGCGAGGTGATCGTACCGCCGGTGATCGTCTGGCCGTTGATCGTGCCGCCGCTCAGGTAGTCGCAGCTCATCGTGCCGGCGTTGATCTTCGAGGCCGAGAGCGAGCCGATGCAGGCGGAGGTCGAGGTGATCGTGTTGGCCGCGAGGCTGTCCGCGGTGAGCGTGCCGTCGACGACCATGCTCGCGCCGGCGCGCCGGCGGAAGAGGAGACCGTCGAAGAGCGCGTCGTTGCTGGCGTGCGCGTAGCCCGCCACCATGGCGACCACGAACGACTTGCCCGCCGCTGCCGTGTAGGTCGTGCGTACCAGCGACCAGGTCGTGTCGTTGTACGCCGCGGTTTGGCCGACAAACGACGGGTTCGCCAAGTTCTCGTCGTAGAAGACGAACTGCAGGTAGGCGCCATCGGCGCCCTGGTCCGCCTCCAGCCGCATCCACGCCTCGAAGACGAACGAGTCGCCCTCCTTGCACTGGATGTACGGTGAGACGATGTAGCCGGTGTATCCGGCGCCGCCGGTCAGGTGACGCATATGCGCGCCTTGGTAGGCGCTGACGCCGTTGTGCGGCGAATCGACCACGCCGCGGAACTCCACGTCGGTCGAGGTCTCGGTACAATCCTTGCTCGTGTGGTCCTTCTCGGAGTTGCCGTTGGGGATGAGGTTGTCCCAGTCGGCGACCGTGAGATGCTTGGCGAAGATCGAGTTGGCGGCGATTGCGTCGGCGGCCACGGCGGCCGCGGCGATCTTGCCCGCGGTGACGGAGTTGGCCGCGAGCTCGTCGGCGGTAATCGCGTTGGCGGCAATCTCTGCCGCCGTGATTGTGTTGGCGGCGATCTTGGCCGCCGTGATTGTGTTGGCGGCGATCTTGTCGGCGGTGATCGCGCCGTCCTTGATCAGCACGCCCTCGCTCACGCGGTAGCACTTGAGATCGTCGAACCAAGCGGAGTTGCCGGCCGACACGGTCTGCGTCACCTGCACGTTGACCGCGACCACGGTTGTGTCGGTCACGGTGTACGTACAGTTGCCGACGGTCCACGTCGTGCCGTCGACGCGCCCGGTGCCGCTCCACTCCTTGCCGGTGCCGCCGCTGTCGACGCCGCAGAAGAGGATCTGCGCGCCGGTGCCGGCGCCGGTCGCGCTGGTACAGCGCATGATCGCTTCGAGATAGAACGTGTCGCCGGCGTGCGCCGGGAAGTTGCGCGTGATGCAGCAGTACTGCCCCGCGCCGTTGCCGGGAAACTCGCGCGAGTGCGCGCCGCGATAGTACAGCGTGCTCGATACGCCGCGGAAGTCCATGTCTGCGTTGTCGCCCGACATGGTCGTGGTCTTGCCGGTGTGGTCCCACTCCGACTCCGGATTCGGGATGAGGTTGACCCAGTTCCCGATCATGAGGTTCTTCGTGTAGACCGAATCGGCCGCGAGCTCGTCAGCGCCGATCGCGCCGGCAGCGATCTTCGCCGCGGTGATCGTGTCCGCGGCGATCTCGGTCGCGGTGATCGTACCGGTCGCGATCTCCGCCGCGGTGATCGTGTCCGCGGCGATCTTGGCCGCGGTGACCGCGTTGGCCGCGAGCTTGTCCGTGGTGATCGCGCCGTCGACGATCAAGAAACCGTCGTTCTTGCGGCGGAGGAGCAGCTCGTCGGCGTAACCCGAGCGCCCCGCGGCGCTGCCGTACATCTCGACATACGTACGCAAGGCGACCACGGTCGAGGCGACCGTGAAGGAGACCGTCTTCGCCGTCCACGAGGTGCTCTGGACGAACTCCGTGAACGAGTACTGCACGGCGGTCTCGCTCGCGTCTATGCCCACGATGAGGAGTTTCACGCCGTGGTCGGCGTCCTCGGTCACGCCGCAACGGAAGTACCCAGCGCCGAAGTATTGCTCGCCCTCGGCGCACGGGATCCGCTGGGCGATCTCCATGTAGTAGTGGCTGCCGTTGGTGTCCGTCACCTTGCGGCTGTGCGCGCCGTGGAAGTAGTAGTCGGAGGAGACCCCGCGGAAGTCGAGGTCGCCGCCGTCTTGAGCAACGTCCTTGCCGGTGTGATCCAACTCGCTCATCGGGTTGGGGATGAGGTTGTCGAAGTTGGCGACCATGAGGTTCTTGGCATAGACGGAGCTGGCCGCCAGCTCGCTCGCGCTAATGGCGCCGGCGGCGATGCACCCGGAGGTGATGGTATCGGTCGCGATCTCCGCCGCGGTGATCGTGCCGGTCGCGATCTCCGCCGCGGTGATGGTATCGGTCGCGATCTCCGCCGCGGTGATCGTGTCCGCGGCGATCTTGGCGGCGGTCACGGCGTTGGCCGCGAGCTTGTCCGTGGTCACGGTGCCGTCGACGAGGAGGTTCGCGTCCGTGCGCCGCGTGCACATCATGTTGTCGAAGTAGGCGTACTTCGACGCCGTGAGTTGGTACGTGGCGCACTGGAACTTCATCTGTACGTAGCCGCTGGGCACCGTGAGCGAGCCGTATTTCTCCTCCCACGAGGTGCCCGAGACCGTGCCGGTGTTGCCGTAGTCGTAGACCTCGCCCACCTGCTTGAACACCACTTGGAAGTATGCGTGGCCGGTCGACGACGCCGAGAGGCGCATGGTCGCGCCGTAACGGTAGATCTCGCCCGCCTGGACCGGGATCCACCCAGTCACGTCGAACGACGTGTACACGTCGCCGCCCTGCAGCTTGCGGCTCCGCGTGCCCTGGTAGGCGTAGTCGGTCGAGATGCCAGTCGCCTCGACCGCGTTGGTTGGCGCGCTGGTCACGTCCATCTCGGACGTGCCGTTGATGATGAGGTTCTCGAAGTTGCCCACGTACAGCGAGCGCGACCAGATCGTGCCGGCGGCGATCTTGTCCGCGGTCACGGCGTCTGAGGCGAGCTCCAGCGCGCTCACGGCGCCGGCATAGATCTTGGCGTTGGTGACCGCGTCGTTCGCGATCTGACTCTCTACCACCTGACCGTCCAACTGTGCAGCACGCACCGCACGCACCCACGTGTTGCCGTCCTCCGTCACGTAGAGATGGTCGTCCGTGGTGTTGTAGTAAGTCGACCCGGCCGGGTAATCAGCGTCAGGCAACGTCGGCGCGCTGCTCTTGAGCCGTGGCGGCGCTAGGTCGGTGGCGAGCTTGCCCCACGTGACCGCGTCGTCCGCGATCTGTGTCGTGGCGATGGTGCCGTCGAGGTCCGTGGTGTTGACGACCTTCACCCACGAGTCGGCGAGGCCGGTCTTGGTCACGTAGAGCTTGTCGTCCGTCGTCAGCACGACGTACGAGTCGGCCGGGTAGTTCGAGTCCGGCAGCGTCGGCAGTGAGGAGACGATCCGCGGCGGTGTCAACTCGGTGGCGAGCTTGCCCCACGTGACCGCGTCGTCCGCGATCTGGTTGGTGGCGATCGTGCCGTCGAGGTCGGTCGTGTTGACGACCTTCGTCCAAGTGTTACCGTCCTTGGTAACATAAAGCAGATCGTCGGTCGTGTTGTAGTAGGTCGAGCCGGCCGGGTACTCCGTCGCCGGCAGCGTCGGCGCCGTGGCGTTGAGCGTCGGCGGACGCATGGTCAACACGAGTTTGTCGTTGGTGATCGAGTGATCGGCGATCTCGGTCGAGTTTTGCAGCGGAGTCGTTGGTCCGACCACGGAGCACTTCGAGCTCTCGCGCGACAGCGCGTCGACGCTCGACACCTGCACGTACTGGCCGCCGTCGGCGTACGGATGCGAGATGATGTAGTACGCCTGCCCGACCGCCTGCACGTGATCGGTCGGAGGATTCTGGGCGCCCCAGTAGACCTTGTAGGAGACGGCGCCCTCGGAGGCGACCGGATTCCACGTGCAGTGCAGGGTGTTGATTCCCGCCGTGACCGTGAGCCCGGTCGGCACACCGCCGGCGGTGAGCTTGTTCGCGTAGCCGCTCCGCGTCGGCTCCTTGAGGCCGGTCACGTCGACCGACCAGAACTCGACGAGGTTGCAGCCGTCGGTGGTCACCTGGAACGCCGACGAGTAGGTTTGGATCGTGCCGCCGTTGACGCGGTAGTAGGTGCCGGCCACGGCCGGCCCGCCGCCGGCGTCGGCGGTCAGCGTCACGGTGATATCGCTGCCGGACCAGTTCTCGTACGGCGCGTCAGACAGGCCGGTCGCCGTCGTCCGCAGCCCGGTACGCTGCTGGTAGGTGAAGTTGTTCGTCTGCGCGCTGGCGCCGTTCTGGTTGTAGACCACGACGTTGACCGCGGATCCCGCGGCCGGCCCAACCGGCGCGATCGCCGTGAGGTGCGTCGCGTCGACGTAGGTGTACTGCGCCTCGTAGGTGCCGAACATCACCTGCGTGGTGGTGTCGAAGCCGGTGCCGGTGATCGTCACCACAGTACCCGGCCAGCCGGCCGCCGGCGCGATGCCGGAGACGGTCGGACTGGAGACGCCGCCGTAGAGGAAGTCGCACTGCGAGCCGGTCGCCGAGGTGCCGTAGGCGTTGCGGACCGTCACGTAGACGGTGCCCATCTGCGCCGGCGCGTAGGCGGTCAGTGAGCTGTCCGGCGTACTCGACGAGAGGGTGAACTCCGCCGGGATCGTGCCGAAGAAGACCGCGTTGGCGGTGGTGAACCCGCTACCAGAGACGACCACGGCGTCGCCGCCGCGGCCGTCCGTGTAGGCCGAGGTCTCGGGCGCGATCCCCGAGACCGTCGGCGCCGATCCGCCACCGCCGCCGCCGCCGCCCTCGTAGGTGTCGAAGGTGAACCCCGAGGCGAGCTGACCGTAGCCGCTGCTGTTCGTCACCTTGACCGTGACGTTCGTGCCGGATCCCGCCGGCACGTAGGCGACCAGACTGGTCGAATCGAGAACCGCGAAGTTGGTGCCCGAGCTGTAGGAGCCAAACTCGACCTTGGAGACGGTCTCGTCAAAGTTGGTGCCGGTGATGAGCACCATCGTGCCCGGAGGCCCGGACTGCGGTACGCATAGTGTGACAGTCGGTACTGCCATTTACGCCCTTCCCCTCGTGCCCTGCCGCGCGCTGCGCTCCAGCGCCCGCACGACGTGCGGCGCGAGGATCTGGCCGACGCGATCGGCCTCGCCGATGAGCGTCGTCCCACCAGGGAGCACCACGTTGACATTGATCGTCCGCGGCAGCTCGGCCGACGCGCCGAGCGGCGTGATCTGCACGTGCTCCGGACCGCGGTCGCCGACGCCGATGAGCTGCGGCTCGTGCGCGATGAAAGATCCGCCGGCGCCGTACCAGTGATGCTTCTGCCAGAAGTTCCACGCGTTCGTTGGATTGTCGTAGCGGTCGCGGATGTAGTTCGCCATGGCGGTGAGCTGGCCGGCCATGGTGTTTGGATTGCCGCCGTGCTGGTAGTACCACTTCGGGCCGGTGATCCCCTGCGCGATACCGTAGGCGCCCGAGCTCGGGTTGGTCGCCGTCATGCTGCCGCCCGACTCGCGCATGATGATCTTCATCCACGCGACCGGATCCCAGCCGAGGCGCTGGCTCATCTGGCGGACCAGTGACTTGAGGTCGCCCGAGAGGTTGCCGAAGTCGGTCCCCGCCAGCGAGCGCTTGAACGAGCCGAGCGCCTCTTTGATCTTGCCGGCGAGCGCCTTGACGATGCTCGGGAAGAGGTTGTGCAGGAAGTCCGGCATTTCGGGCAGATCGAGGCGATCGAGCAGCCACTTGCGGATGTTCCCGCCCACCGCGTAGACGGCGCCGGCCACGTCCTTGACCTTGCGCCACGCGCCACTCAGCGCGTCCTTCACGTCACCGATGATGCCGCCCTGCGCGTAGGCGTGCAGGCCCACCTGGTCGAGCAGCTCCTTCATCCGCTTCGGCTTGGTCAGCGGCAGGATCAGCTCCGGCCCCTCCTCGCCGATCAGTGCGACCTCGGGCCGGCGCACGATCGCGCCTTGCGCGTGCTTGCGCCCGCCGCCGCCGCCGGTGCCGGTGGTGGTGCCGCCCCAGTTGACGCTCGGAACATGGATCCCGGTCCAGCCGAACGCCTTGTTGATGAAACCGCCGATCTTGTTGACGACGCCGGCGATCCCGCGCTTGAGGCCGTCCCAATGGTCGAGGACGGCGTCCTTCATGGCGCCGGCGGCGTCGACGACCTTGCCGAAGATCACGCCCATCGGCGTCTTCTTGAACCAGTTCCAGAGATCGTCCCAGCGGTCCTGCAGCCACGCCCACGCCGCGCCGAGCGCTTTCTTGACCGTGTCGAAATGATGGATCACGTACATGGCGATCCAGCCGATCGGGCCGGCCGCGAGCAGGAAGGCGTCGAGCAGTCCGCGCCAGTGCTTGAGCACCCAGCCGATGACCGCACCCACGACCTTGAAGGCGCCGACCACAATCCCCTTGAGGACGCCGGCCACGCCGTGCACGATCTTGCGGAAGGTCTCGCTCTTCTTGTAGAGGACCACGAACGCGGCCGCGGCCGCGATCACGGCGAGGATGACGAGACCCACCGGCCCGAGCGCCACGCTCATGATCGCGCCGAAGAGCGTCATCGACGTGCCGGCGACGGTGACCGTCGCGGCGAGCGCGCCGATCAGCGAGATGAGGCTGCCGAACATCATCAACAGCGGCCCCGCCGCGGCGGCGATCAGACCGACGATCACCAGGAACTTCTTCATCCCCGGCGAGAGACTGCCGAAGGCGCGCGCCACGCGCGCGATCGTCTTCGCGATACCGACCGCGATCGGCATCAACGCGGCGCCGATCTCGATCGCCGCCGCCTTGAGCGCCACAAACGCCTGCTTCAGCTTGAAGCCGGCGTCCTCGCGCGTGGTCTCGAAGGCTTCGTTGAGCAGGCCGGCGGAATCGGCCACGTCGCGGAACACCTTCTCGTTGGTCTTGGCCGCCTTGCCGGTCAGGGTAAAGAAGGTGGTCAGACCCTTCTTGCTCAGGATCGTGGCCGCCGCCTCGGCGTTGCCGCCCAGCGCCTCGGAGAGGTGCATCATGGCCGGCATAAGACCCTTGCCGGCGATCTCCTTGCGGAGGCCGGCGTACGACAGGCCCAACTCTTCGAGCGTCTTGGTGCCCTGCGAGGTCGGCTTGAGAAGGTTGGTGAGCATCTGCGTCAGGCCGGCGCCCGCGGCGTGCGGATCCGCGCCCATACGGCTCATGCTCGCGATCGCGGCACCCACTTGGTCGAAGCCCACACCGAGCTTCGAGGCCAGCGGCAGGACGTTGCCGAGCGATCCGGCGAAGTCCTCCGCCTTCATCTTGCCGGCCTTGACCGAGGCGACCATCACGTCGACGGCGTGCGCCGCCGTGAGGCCGGTGCCCTGGTAGGCGTTGAGAGCGCTCGTCACCGCATCGGAGACCGTGGTCAGGTCGCCGAGGCCGGAGGCGGCCGCCTTGCTGGAGGCGTTGAGGACGGCCATGGCCTTTGCGCCGCGCAGCCCCATCGACTCGATCGGGTAGAGCGCGTCCATCAACTCCTGCGGACCGATACCGACGGCCGGAGCCAGCGCCAGCACCTCCTTGCGGAGGAACTTCACTTCCTTGGCGCCGGCGCCGGCGAGAGCGGCGATCTTGGTCGCCGAGGACTCGAAGTCCGCGGCGAGCTTGAGCGAGACCACGCCGACGGCGGCGAGCGGCAGGCTGACATGGCGCGCCAGGGAGCGACCGGTGGTCCGCATCTGACCGCCGATCGCCTTCATCTTGCCGGCGAACGTCATAGCGTCCCACTGCGCCCGACGCATGGTCGTGTGGAAGCCACGTGCGTCGCCGAGGACGTAGACCTTTGCCTCGGCTCTCTTACCTGCCACGGTTTCTCCGTTCTTGCTCGCGCTCGAAGTCGCGCATCCAGTCCGCCAAGATGGCGAACTGGCTCGCGGTCAAGCCCCAGTACTCACTGGGTTGCATATGGTAGAACTTGCAGAACTTGGGCAGCGCCTTTAGGAAGAGGCCACCCGGCGCTTCTTTGGCGGCGCGGTCTCGGGCTCTGTAGGGTTTTCGACGACGACCTCGATCTCCGACACCTTGAGCTTGCGCGCGTCGTCCATCGTGTAGGCCGGGTTCTTGCGCCGCTCCTGCACGACGATGATCGCCAGCAGCGCACGCGTCGTGATCTTGCCTTTGACGAGATCGTTCACCCCGATGCCGGACTCCTGCTCGATGAAATCGAGATCCCCGAGGTCCATCTTGTCCATGTCCACGTCGATCTTCATGTTCTAGCTCTCCTTGTCTCCTGTTACCGGATCGTCCCGGCCGGCATATAGCGCCGGCAGATCTCGCGCAGCTTGTCGACGAACGGCGGCACCACCTTGCGCCACTCCCGCTCCCACATCGGGTACAGGTAGTAGCTCGTGCCATCCCGGCCGCCCACCCAAGGCTTATCGCGCGAGAGCATCCGGCGTTTGCCGGCGAGCTTCGGGTTGGTCTTCGAGTGTGGTACTGGAATCGTCCCACCGAACTCGGTAACACCGGAGTGCGTATTCGGATCGCGCGCGCGGCCGGTGTTGTCGAGACCGACCGCGCCGTAGCGGTAGGTCGCCGTCTTGTACACGTCCGCCGCCATATGCGGACCCTCGCTGCCGCTCTTCGGCACCACGCGGAGGTACGCGGCATAGATCGGCTTGACCGCTTCGCGGTACAGATCCGTGAGGTCGCGCATATTCGCGTCCATGTTCCGCATCCGCGCTTCGAGCAGCTTCATGTCGACGTGGAAGTCGACGAGATCGCCGCCCTTGGCGGAGATCTTCGGCATCGATCAGCCGACGCCGAGGCCGGCGATGTAGTACGGACCGTCGACGACCGCGAAGTTGAGCGGCTGCTCGATGAGAGCGTCGACGGCTGCCGAGCTCGTCACGTTGGACGGGCGCGCGTAGACCGCGTAGCGCTTCTCCGCGGAGCCGGTCGCGTCGAGGAACAGGTCGAGGCCGACGAGGTTGGCGTTCTTCAGCAGGTTGAAGCGATCGTCGCCGCCGGAGAGGTCGTCGAGCGCGAGCGCTTGGATGCTCACGGTCGCCGAGCGCATGGCCGGCACCTGGACCCGCATCGTGTCGCCGAAGGTCGTCGCGTCGTAGTAGTCGAACTCGGCCGCCAGCTCGAAGCTCTTGCACTGCCCGAACACGGCGACGGCGAAGTACTTGCCGTCGACGGTGATCGCGCCGGCGCCCGGATCGCTCGCGAAGTGCACCCGGCCACCCGGCATCTGCAGCGAGCTGTACGAGGTGATCGGGTTGCCGGCGAGCTTGACGACGTAGGTCGCCGACGGATCCCAGAACCGCTTCGCGGTATTGGTGATGGTGAAGCAGGTACGGTCGCCGTTGGCGGCCGTCGCCTCGCCGGTGAACGTGGTCGACGCGACGGTGTCGTCGCACGCGTAGACCCGCGCATTGATACCCTTGATGACTGCCACGGCAGTCTCCTTTCCTTACGGTGTCACGCTGGCCGTGACGGTCAGTGAGAAGTTCACCCGGCAGAACCGGCCGAGGCGGTTTTCCGGCGCCATGCCCTGCGCCCAGATCTGTTGCGTGATGGTCACGTCGCGCACCGTGCCGGTCATCGTGTCGTTCGTCGAGACCTCGTCGACGATCTCCTCTAGGATCGCGTCGGCGCGATCGCGCGCCGCCTTGGCCGCGAGGTTGATCGCCTGCGCGCCCGGTGCCGCGGTACGGTAGACGATGATCGCGCCGGTGACCACGTACTCCTCGTCGAGGTCGTCGGAGTCCATCGACTCGCGTTTCTGCTCGACCATGACCTCGTTCGCGAGCTCGATCGCCTGTTCGCCGAGATCGTGCGGATCCACCGGGCACGTGAAGACGTTCACATGGTCCAAGCCGGCGCGCAGGACCAGCGCGGAGCGCAGCGCGTCGAGGAAAGTCGGTAGCGTGGTGTTCATCTCAGGCCAGCCACGGAGTGCCCATCGAGTACATCCGGATTGCCTTCACGACCTCCGGGTTCTTGTGCCAGTTGTCGCGGTAGCCGTCGGCGCGCGCGAAACCGTAGCTCACGTCGCCGGCGTTGAAGTCGGTTGCCTCGTACGGCGTCGCCGTCACGACGAGCTGGTCGAGCGCGATCCACAGCGCGGCGCGCTTGATCAGCGCCGGCACGCTGGTATGACCGGCGGTATAACTGATGATCAGGTTCGACCAGCCCTTCGCGAAGTAGCCGCAGCGCCGCGTCAGGATCCCGAGATCGGCGTCGATCGCGAGGCCGAGGTCGTAGTCGTCGGTGTCGAGCTCCTCGGCGGTGAAGGCGACGCCGTCGGCGGTGATCGAGGCGACCGCGGTCACCTTCGGCCACGAGAGGAACAGCCAATCGGTGCCGTCGCCGCTCAGTGTCTCGGTGTGCTCCGTCGGCTCGAAGTTCACGCGACAGATCTCTTCGAGGAACTGCTTCGCGTCGGCCGCCGCTTGCTGGATCGTGGCGTCCGGGTAGTCGGTGACCGAGCTACACTGCCCCTGGTCGAAGGCGCGCAGTTCCGCCACGGTGAAAAGTGCCATACCGTCCTCGCTATCTTTCGCCGCCGCCGCGTTGACGCCGGCCGTGGTCGTGTCTTCCGTCGTTCTTGCCGCCGCCGCGATCCGGGCGCCGCGGCGGAGTGTCGCGATCGCCGCCGCGTTGCGGCCGATCGTTGCGCTCGTAGTGCCAGTGGCCGCCGCGCGGGCGGTATCCCTTGATCGTCACACGCGAGACGGCAGCTACCGCGAAGGATCCTTGGTCCTGCCCCTCGACGCCGGCGGCGATCGCGACCGCGGTGGTCCCCGCGATCGCCATGGCGCCCTGCCACGCGGCGTGGTCGACGGCGCCGGCGACCTCGATTGTGGTCGCGCCGGCGGCGGAGAGCTCCCCGGTCCACGCAGCGTGCGCCACGGAGCCGGCGATCGCCGCGGACGAGGATCCGCCGGACGCAAAGGCGGCGCGGTGTACGCGCGTGCCGGCGATCGCGACGCTCGTGGTGCCGGCGGCGAGAAGCTCGCCCTGTTGGTTGCGGTGCGCGACGGCGCCACCCACGGTAACGGTTGTGCCGGCCGCGGCAGCGAACGCGCCCTGGAGCGCGACGTGGCTCACGGAGCCGGCGACAGCGATCGTGGTCGCGCCGGCGACAGCGAACTCGCCCTCCACTGCGCCGGCGATCGTGCCAGCGATCGCGACCGTGGTGGTCGCCTCGACGCCCAGCGCGCCGGTCCACGCGGCGTGCGCCACGGATCCGGCGACCGCCACGGTGGTCGCGCCGGCGGCGCCCAGCGCGCCCTGCCATGCGGCATGAGAGACGGTGCCGGCGACGCTCGTCGACGAGCTGCCGGCGGCCGCGAGCTCGCCTTGGTGGTTGACGTGCGCCACGGTGCCGGCGATCGTCGTCGTCGTGGTCGCGGCGATCGCGGCCGCGGCGCGGTAGTCGACCCGGCCGGCGATCGCGGAGCTCGTGACGGCCGCGACGGCGAAGGCGCCTTGCTGCTGGCCGCTCACCGTGCCGGCGATCGCGACAGCGGTGGTCGCCTCGACCGCGGCCGCGCCCTGGTGGTTGACGTGCGCGACCGTACCGGCGATCGCGACAGCGGTCGCACCGGCGACGAGGAGCTCACCACTCCAAGCGGCGTGCGACACGCCGGCGGCGATCTCTACGGTGGTCGCGCCGGCCGGCGCGATCGAGCCGGTCCAAGCGGCGTGCGCCACCGTGCCGGCCGCGGCGACCGTCGAGGATCCGTCGACCGCGAACGCGCCCTGTTCGTTGGCGCCCCACGCGACGGAATCCTCGTTGCCGTACTCGCCCCACGAGTCGCCGTCCCACACGCGGGCGCGGTAGTAGTAAGTGTGCCCAGCGGTGAACGGTCCGTCGTCGTCCCACGGCGACGAGTCGACCGCCTGTTGGGTGATTTCGGCGTACGTCCCCTCGGCGCCGTCCTTGCGCTCGATCGAGATGTACGATCCGAGCGTGACGGTGCCGGCGATCGAGACCGTCGAGCTGCCGGCGGCGCCGAGCTCCCCCTGCCAAGTAGCGTGCGCGACGGTGCCGGCCGCGGCGACCGTCGAGGATCCGTCGACCGCGAACGCGCCGGTCCAAGCGGCGTGCGAGACGCCGGCGGCGATCGCGACCGTGGTCGCGGCGTCGACGGCGAACGCGCCTTGCTCGTTGACGCCGCCTTCCTCGACCGTGCCGTTGATCGCGACCGTCGAGGATCCGTCGACCGCCGCGGCGCCCTGCCACGCGGCATGGCTCACGGTGCCGGCGATCGTCGTCGTCGTGGTCGCCGCCGGCGCGAAGGCGCCCTGCCAGTTAGCGTGCGAGACCGTGCCGGCGGCCGCGACAGTGGTCGCGCCGGCCGGCGCCATGGCGCCCTGCTCGTTGACCGCCGCAGGCTTGATCGCGATCGCGTAGCTGTTCCACGCGTCCGACTGCGAGTAGGTGACGTAGCCCGAGCCGATCGAGCCGGCGGTCGGCATGGTGCCATAGACCAGCGCCGTACCGCAGTCGCTACCGAGCGAGGTACGCGAGAGGTCGACGAGCGTGGCGCCAGTGAGGTTGCCGCCGCTGGTCAGCGACGGCGCGTTGTTGTCGGCCACGCCGATTGGCACGAGGACCAGCTCGGCGTCGAGGTTGGTCGAGAAGGTCGGGAACTCGGCGGTGGTATCGGTGCCCGAGGTACTGGCCGGCGTCTCGGTGCCGAGGCCGGCTTGCGACTGCACCGAGAAGATCCCGGCGGCGATCGGGCCGGAGGCGCCGCTCACGGTGGTGGTGCCCGACCAACCCGAGGCGGCGCGGTAGTAGACGTGCAGCTTGCCGGTGTCGAACAGCTCGGAGAAGCCGTTGTCGCAGGCGATCGCGTCCGTGGCGTAGGTGCCGGCGACGATGAAGATGAGATCCGCCGCGTCCCACGTCAGATCCGTGGTCGCGTACGTGATGCTCGCGGCGTTCGCCTCTTTGGCGGTGCCGATGTTACGGATCGAGGCGGCCATCTCAGATCACCCACTCGATCCGGACGGCGTCGCCGACGCGGTAGGCGTCGATCGTCGGTCCCGCGCCGGCCACGGTGCCGGCGATCGCGACCGTGGTCGCCGCAGCCGGCGCGAAGGCGCCCTGCCACGCAGCGTGGCCCACGGATCCGGCGATCGCGACGGCGGAGCTGCCGGCGGCCACGAGCTCGCCGGCCCACGCGGCGTGAGCCAAGGAGCCGGACACCTGGAGCGCCGTCGTCGCCTCGACGGCGAGCGCGCCCTGTTGGTTGCGGTGCGCCACCGTGCCGGCGACCGCCGCGGTGGTCGCGCCGGCGGCGAGGAGCTCGCCAGTCCAAGCGGCGTGAGAGACCGTGCCGGCAGTCGCGACGGTGGTCGCGCCGGCGGCCGCGAGCTCGCCCAAGCGTCCGCGGGTGCCGGCGATCGCGACGGTCGAGGATCCGGCGACCGCGAGTGCGCCCTGCAGTACTTGGTGAGAGACCGTGCCGGCGATCGCGACGGTGGTCGCGCTAGCCGGCGCCATGGCGCCCTGCCAGTTGGCATGAACGACGGACCCAGCGCACGCCACGGTCGACGTGGCGTCCGCTGCGAACGCGCCTTGCTCAAGTTGGCCGCCCTGCTGGACGGTGCCGGCGATCGCGACCGTGCTCGCGCCGGCGGCGAGGAGCTCGCCCTGTTGGTTGCGGTGCGCGACGGCGCCGGCGATCTCGACGGTCGAGGATCCGGCGACGGCGATGGCGCCCTGCCAACCGACGTGCGCGACGCTGCCGGCGACCGCGGTGGTCGTAACGGCGGCGGGTGCGATCGCGCCTTGCCATGCGGCGTGCGCGACGGCGCCCGCGGCGGTGACGGTGGTGGATCCGGCGACCGCGAGCGCGCCCTGCCAGTTGGCATGGGAGACAGATCCGGCGACCGCCGTGCTCGTGGTCGCGACGACCAGCGTCGCGCCCTGCCAGGTAGCGTGCGCGACCGTGGCCGCCGTGGCGACGGCGCTCGTGGCCGCGGCGGCGAGCGCGCCTTGCTTGACGAGGATGCCGGCGACCGCGACCGTGGTCACGGCGTCGATCGCGACGGCGCCCTTGATCTGCCGGCCGCCGGCGACGGTGACCGTGGTCACGCCCGCGCAGGCGAGCGCGCCGGTCCAAGCGGCGTGCGAGACGGATCCGACCGCGGCGACCGACGTGGTCGCGGCGACCGCGATGGCGCCCTGCTCGTTGGCGCCGCCACTCGTGAACTCGATGTACAGTTTGGGGTCGTACGTCGTGCCGGCCTGCGCGGCGAGATAACCCTGCACGAACTCGTTGTCAGTCGGCGTGTTGCCGTCCTTCTGCCGCGAGGAACAGAGTTGCAGATCGGTGTGGCCGGTCTTGCTGATGACGCTGAGCGAATCGGTGGTGAAGGCGTTGTACCCGGTCGTGCTCCAGGTAGCCGAGGTGTGGAAGTGCGCGAACAACGTGGCGCCGGAGATCTCGCTGCCCTTGAGCACGTCGCTGGTGTCGAGGGTTGACCCCCAAGCGTGTTGGCGGCACTCAACGTCAAAGTCGGTGGTGGATACGTCGGCGTAACCGTAGACCGAGAACGTGCCCGTGGTGATGGAGGCGTTGTCGGGCAGGGTGTAGGTCGGGAAGGAGAGGACGCTCTGATAGCAGGTGTACCCGGTCGTCTGACCGACGGTGGCATAGATCGTCGTGCTCGCACTCGTGGCCGGATCCAGTTCCCGAGCGGTCGCGTAGGTGGCGTTGGTCTGGTTGGTCAGACCCTCCTCGGAGGTATCCCCAATGCCGTAGGAGTTGCTGTAGAAGGTGACCGGCGAGGTTTCGTCGGCAGGCTTGAGCGCACACGTCCACGCATACCAGCCCGCCGTGTTCTCACAACCCCACGCGGCCGGATCCTGACTAGAGGTGCCACGGTTCAGTATGTAGGCTAGGCCGCCCCAGGCGTCGGTGCCGCTGGTCGAACTGGCGTGCCCGGAGTCCGTGTAGTTGGTCGGCACCGTGAAACTGTCGTTCTCGTCCATCTGGCCGCCGATGGCGACGACGCACGCCCCGAGCGTGAGAGGCGTGACAGCGGGAGCGTTGACCGCGTTGGTGCCGGTAGTGGGCGAGCCGCTGTTGGCCTCGACGCCACAGTTCGTGGTGGTATTGACGCCGCGAAAGAGAGCAACGCCATACATCGTGGTTGCGTTATTGACGTAGGTTGAACTCCACGCGGTTTCACCGACGAGGCCCCAGTCAATGTCGTTCTGAGTGAGCGGCTTTGCGCCGATCCACAAGTGACCGTAGCTAGCGTCAGAGACATCGTACAAGGCGACGCCGCCGTCGCTCACGAAGTAGTCCGGCGCGTTGAACGACTTGGTGCTCGCCCTGCTGTACCACATACATAGCGCAAGGTCACCGACCGCGTGACCCGACGTAGGCAAGGTGAAGTTGCCGCTGATCGGGTTGTTCTCTGCTACCCAGCTAGCGGAGTTAGAGATGTGCGTGATCGCCACGGCTCAGCCGCCCCAGCCGTGGTTACGCGCGTAGGCGACCACGGCCTCGTAGATGGACTGCTGGCACGCGGCGACGATGCTCTCGACCACCGTCTCGCCGTCGTGGACGCAGATGGGCGGGTTGACGATCCAGTGTTCGCCCGCGATCGGCGGCGCCGGCAGCGGACCGCCGGCGTCCTCCGCGGTGACGATCACGCCGAGGCAGCCGTAGTCGGCGATGTACCGCACGGCGACCAGGTGCAGCGTCACGCCGTCGATCGTCCACGTGGTGAACCGCTCGATCGGCACGGACTTGTTGCCGACGGTGTAGGCACCGTCGGCGAGAAGGCGTGCCAAGGCTTCCGCCTTACGAGCGATGCGCTCGTCGGCGGGTAGGCCCGCGAGTAGTTCTGTCAGAGTCGCCGCTGGCACGGCGCGTTATCAGTCGAGGGTGATATCGAAGTCGTTGTCGGCGATCGAGAACGTGTCCCCGTTGCCGACCGCCTTGCTGGCGGTCAGCGTCTTGCCGGCGAACGCGTCGAAGGCACCCGACACCGTGCTGACCAGCATGGCGCCGAGGATGGTGCCCCAGTCGCCGGTCGCGGTCTCGAACGTGATCGCGCCGTTGTTGGCGGTCGCACCGGAGGCGGCGATTTCCCAACCGGTCGCCATGGTCACCGGCTCGCGCGCGTAGGCGCTGCCGGAGCACTCGGTGCCGCCGGCGCCGGTGATGTAGTTGGGCTCGGCGGTGAACAGCGCCACGTAGCCGGTCGTCGGCGCCCCGTAGGAGGCGTCGGTCTTGGTGATGTGATCGAGGATCTCGGCCTTCCAGAAGTCGGAGATGCCGGCTTCGGTCGCCTTGTCCAGCGACAGCTCGATCGAGTCCGCCGGGAACTCGAATGTGTCACCGTTGTCGACTTGCTTCGGCGTGGTCAGCGCGGCACCGAAGGAGAGGCCGATGCCGGTGCCCTCCCACGTACCAGACGAGGTGCTGACCAATGCGGCGCCGTTGACGGTGCCCCAGTTGGCAGAGGCGGCCGACCACTGAAAGGCGGACGTCCCCTTGTTCGTGACCTTCTTGCCGTTTGGCGAGGCGTCGGCGGCGTTGTTCCAGTTGGTCGTTGACATGGTGACGCTCTTGCGGGCGTAGCCGCCGCCGGTGACCTCGGTGAAGCCGGCGTAGGCGCCGGTCTCGAAGTCGCCGTTGGTGGTGAAGAGCGCGAGGTAGAGTGTGGTGGGGCAGGTGTAACTGCCCACGTTGGTGAGGTGGTCGAGTGCCTCGTTCTCAAGGTTGTTACTCAGGCCTGCCATAGCTTACCCGCCTCCTTAGACGGTCTCGAAGTGGTAGCCGACGTTGACGCGGTGCGTGGTCACGGTGACGCTCGTCACGTAGAGACCGAGGCCCGCCGTCAACTCGACGTGGCACGGAAGGAACGGCGCGGTGTCGATCGGCACGAAGGCGTCGAGGACCGGATCGCCGTAGAGGATATCGACGGTGCCGGCGGTGCCGGCGACGGTGACGGCGACCGGGATCGAGAACTTCGTCGCGTCGACGTTGGTCACGGTATGCGTGCCGTTGATCGACGGCGTCGAGTTGGATCCGGTGATCGTCACTTGGCTGCCGGTGGGGATGTTCGCCCCGCAGGTGACCACGGTCGGCGAAGCCTGCGAGATCGCCGTGATCGTCGCGTTGGACAGGCTGATACCGTTCAGGAGCTTGATCTCGCCGGCGGTCGCACCGTTCGCCGGCACGATCCAGTCGATGACGATCTTGCGCGTGGTGTCGCCGTTGGCGACGAGCACGGCGTTGGTCTGCGCGGCGGCGTAGACGCCGACCGCCGGCAGCGGGATCGGGATCTGGACGCTCATCGGACCTCAACCTCTTCCGCCGGCGCCGGCCGCTGCTCCGGCTTGTCCGGCACGGACTTCTTCTTGGGCTCCGGCACGGGCACGAGCTCGGCGTGGCCCATCTTGACCATGTCGGCCGCCAACCGCGCCTCGACCTCGGCGATCGAGTCGCACTTGAAGCCCATGCGCGCGAGCGGACCGAAGGACACGAGGACGTGGATCTTGACGAGGTGTTTCACTGCCATGCTTGGCTCCTTACAGCCGTTGGGCGGCCAGTGGCCGCCCCGATGGTAGGTTGGGTGGTGATCGGTCGCCGACGCTGCGCGCCGGCCCCGGTAGCGAGCGGGCGGCGTTACCGCCGCCCGCTCAGGTCGTACCAGCTCCCGCTAGAGGGATCACGTGTACGCTAGCGTACCTGCCCCCTGGAAGGAGTAGTTGATCTCCACGATTCCATCAACCGCAGCACCCACGTTGGCGGAGACGTACGCCGTCCCGCTGTAGTAGTGCGTCGAGTCGATGTAGAAGCGCGGTGTTACCGTCGAGCCGGCGAGCCATGCGGTCTGCAGAGCCACCTGCCCGTTGGTGTCGGTCGTGTCGACCTTGCCGGCCGCGGTGGCGGTCCAAGTCGCGAACGTCGGAGTTTGTTCCCTGAATGTATCAAGGAACGACGTGGTGTCTTGGAACTCTTGCTCCACGGACAGCTCCCAGTTCTGCATCTCCGCGACCGTGTTGGTCGAGAGCTTCAGACTGGCGGCGTTACCCTTGAGGACGGCCATTGTTCAGACCCCCTCGGATCACGTCGCGCTGTTCTTGTACGCCTTGACGGCCTGCGCGTCGACGATCGTACCGTCCACCCGCATGATGGTGCGGAGGGTGACGATATCGGTGTCGAACTTGAAGTCGTCGGAGCGCTCGATGCGGACGTTGCCGACCTCACGGATGTAGTAGCCGGCCGAGAAGTCGCCGAAGAGGATCGACTTCACGCTGGCCGACATATCCGGCACGTAGGGATCGACCACGATCGCCTTGCCCAGCAGCAGATCCGGCGCGCCGGCGGTCAGACCCGGCTGCCAGAGGTACTGGTTGCTGCCCGATGCCAGATCCTTGATCTTGCGGATCGCCGCGACGGTCGCGTCGCTCATCATGAAGACGGCGCGGTTGCGGTAGCCCGGAAGGATCGAGTGGTACAGGTCGACGAGATCGTCGCCGGTCACCGTGGTGGTCTGGCCGGTGGTGCCGGTCTTGCCGACATCGACGCCGTTCGTGGCGTGACACATACCGAGCGGTCCGGCCGTGCCGGCGCCGGTGATCATGTCGTTGCCCATGGCGTTCGCGAGCGCCATACCGTTCTGGCGTGCGAGGTAGTCGAGCACGCCGACGACCTCGTCCTCCAAGAACTCGGAGGTGAGGTACTGCAGGTTCGCGTACTTGTACGCCTCCAGCGCGACCTGGTCGAAGGTCGGCTCGGACTCGGTGATCTGCGAGGTCTCACCGATGAGCGCGGCCGTCGGATGAGCGGTCGCACGCGGGATGGTCATGGTCTCGCCACCGTTGGTGACAAGCAGCGTGCAGCCAGCCTGCCGGATGCCCGAGAACTCGATCAGGTACTCGCGGAGCACCCGGAGGAAGTCCGGAGCGATGACCTTCGAGCCCGGAGTGGCGCCCACCTGGAGAGCGGTACGCACGTCGGCTTGGCTGTAGGGGATGCTGAGAACGCGCGAGTCGCCGCGGAACAGCGAGCGCGCCTCATCGAGGAAGATCTGCTCGGGCGTACGGTAGTGGCGCTGCGGATCGTTCGCCTTGTCGAGCGAGGCGCGGAGCGCTTCGAGGCGCTCGGCCTGCTCGGCGTGCTCGACCTTGACGCGGAGGTCTTCGAGATCGGCCTCCATGCGGTCCCATACCGTCTGCTCTTCACCCGTCAGGGTGCGCTTCTCTTCCTCGGAGCGGGAGGCGAGCGTCTTCATCTGTTCCCAGATGTTCGCGCGCTGCGCCTTCATTTCGAGGATGGTCATTGGTACTTGGCTCCTTTCAGAGCGTGTTCTGTAGTTCCATGAGACGCGCCCACAGTGCTGCGGCGTCCATTCCGCGTGGTGCCTCCGGATCCTCTTGGCCTTGCGGATCCTCGGCGGCCGGCGCGGCGTCGTCGAGCGGCTCAGGTGCTTCTTCGATCACGGGCGCGTCGGCAGGCGCCGGCGCCCCGGTATCTTCTACATCGGTCTCGGCGAGCTCTTCTTGCGCTTCGCCGGCGCGATCCTCGGCGGCGACGAGCTCGGGCTCGGTGTCGGCGGCGACGATCAGATCGCGGAGCACCTGCCGATCGCCCTTGGCGAGGTGACCGCGCGCGAAGAAGCCCGGATCCTCGGTGCCTGAAGCGGCCGGCGACGCCGGCAGCTCGTCGTCCCACGAGACCACCATGCCGCGGCGCTCGGCCACGGCGTTGATGCTCGCGCGCAGGCCGCCGTCGGTCTGCGGATAGGCCGGGAAGGTGACGGCCGACACGTCGAAGAGCGCGAGCTCGCGCAGGGTACGGATCGGCTTGCCGCCGTCCTCCGGCTCGTCGTCCCACGATTCGCCGGCGGCGCCGACGACGCGGAACGCGAAGCTCATCTGGTCGACGTTGCGCGCGCGCAGCTTGGGCGCCAGCCGTTGCACGTCCCAATCGCTCGGATCGAGGTCGGCGTCGGACTGCAGGCCGACGGCGTCCTCGGCGAGCCGGAGCGTGCCGTTCTTTGTGCGCGCCATCACACTGTCCGGCTCGTGGTTGTAGAGGAAGCGCACGTCCGCCTCGCGGATCGTCTTCTTGAAGGCGCCCTTGGCGATCTGCTCGCGCCACGGACCGAGGTCCGTGATCTCGTCGAACACCGCGGCGTGGCCGCGGAAGTTCAGCGTGGCGCCGTCGTCGCGCACCTCCACGTCTTCGAGCGGGACGAAGCGCCGCTCGACGATGTAATCGGTCTTCACTGTTCATCCTCCTCGGAGGGATCGCCGTCCGCCGGCTCCTCCGGCGGCTCGCTGGGCGCCGGCGGCGCCGGCGGCTCGGGTAGTTGCGGGAGACCGTCGACGCCGATCGGCGCGCGGTTCACTTGGATCTGAGGCCGGTCGATGCCGGGAATGTAGGGGAGGTTCTCGAAGGCGCGCACGTCCTCGGGCGTCATCCACGAGTTTTGGATGCCGGACTGGTAGAAGGCGGCGCGCGAGGCCATGTCGCCGCGGAGCAGCGCGTTCACTTGGAACTCGGCGTAGATCCCCTCGTCGAGGAGCGTCTTGTTGGCCGCCACGTCGCCGAGATCGCGGTTGATCGCCGCGGTGATCCGACCGACCCACGGGTTCAGGCAGAAGACCACGAACCCGATCGTCATCTGCTCGATGCCGGTGCCCCACGAGGTCGATCCGGTGTTCTCCTGCAGGAGGTGCAGCGGGATCCGGAAGAGGCGCGCGACCTCTTGGATCTGGAAGCGCCGGAGCTCCAAGAACTCGTTGTCGCGCGGCGGCAGGCCGACGGCCTGCCACGTGACGCCGGAGTGCAGGACGGCGATCCGGTTGGCGTTGGAGAGCCCGCCGACGATCGACTGCCACTGCTCCTTCAGGTGTTTGCTCTGCTCCTTGGTGAGCGCCTTCTCGGACTGCAGCACGCCGCCGGGTACGGCGCTGTTCGCGAAGAAGCGCGCCGTGTACTCCGCGGCCGCCTGCTCGATCCCGATCGCGTTGGCCGCGGCGGAGATCGGGCTCATCCCGGTGATTCCGTCACTCGACAACGCCATTACATGAAAGACCTCGTTGCGCGTCAGCCCGACCGGCTTGCCGTCCGGCAGGTGGTAGACGTAGGCGCGCGCCGCCGGCATACCCTGCCGGCCTTCGAGCTGCCAGACCTCCATCCGGTCCGGCCGCAGCGGCCAGAGCTCCTTCGTCCGGCCGTAGGGATCGCGGACGATGTAGGAGAAGTGGTTCCCCCAAGTCGCCGCGTGGCCGACGACGGTGCCCCAGTACTCCGGCGCCGTCATCTCCGGATTCGGCGATTGGTGCAGGGTACGCGCGAGGCTGCCCGGAAAGCGCTCCGGCGTCTCGGAGATCCGCTCGCGGTTGCGCTCGTCGAGCCGGCGGTACGTCAGGCAGGGGAGTTGGCCGACACTGTCGGCGAGCAGGGAGACCGCAGCGAAGACGGCCACCGTGCCCTCCAGCGCCGTCGCCTCGGTGATCGACTTGCCGCTCGGGCTCTTCGGTGCCACCAGGGCGCCCACGTCGAAACGGTCGATCGGCGCGCGCTCTTCCGGCTCGGCCTCCAGCGGAACTCGCTTTGTGAACCAGTCCACAGGGTTGTACCAACTCACAGCTCTATCACCTCGATACCAGGGACACTCGTGTCCTGTTGGTTTGCGATTGCTCTTTCCAGCGCCGTGCACAAGCCCATGATCCCGTCGATCTTGTCCGCGGACGACATTCTGCTCGGTCGGATATGGTCGTCACGATCCACGTCGGCGACGGCGTTGGAGGCCATCCACCGGAGGATCGGATTCCCCCCATGGTTGAGGCGGCCCGAGGCCACCATGTCTTCGAGCTCCTTCGCCGGCGCGTTCATCCCCATAAAGCCCTGCGACACGTCGACCATGCTGTCGGCGCCGAGCACCTCGGCGAGGTCGTCGATCACGCCGTGCGCGTGGTAGCGATCGAAGCCGATCTCGCGGAGCTCGTAGCGCTCGCAGTCCTTGAGCACTTGATCGCGCAGCATCCGCAGATCCACCCGGTCGCCCGGACAGAGCGTGAGGAAGCCGGCGCGCGCCCACGCCTCCAGATCCGGACGCATCATCTGCCGATGCGTCTCCAGCGCCGCCTCCGGCATCCAGAAGTGCGCGACCACGGATCCGCGCAGGATGTTGCTCTCCTCGTCGTCAGGGAAGAACATCACCCACGCGGTGAAGTCGCGCGAGTGGCTGATATCGATCCCGCCGTAGAACGGCCGGCCCTGGAGCGCGGACTCGTCGACGAGGCCGCCGCAGCGCTCCCACGCGTTGAGGTCGAGCCACTTGGTCTCGGCCGCGACCCACTGGTTCAGCCGCAGCCGGCGCACGCCGTGTTCCTCGCTCGGCGTATGCGCCGCTTTCTCGATCGCCTCACGGAGATCGTCGCGGCGGAGGAAGTCGTCGAGTGACGGGTTCGCCAGCACCCAGAGCGACTCGTCGCGCCAGTCCGCATCCTCGGGCACCGTGTAGACCATAGCCAGCAGCCGCGGATCCGTGACGGTCCGCTCGTTGACCATGCGCGCGTGTTCGTGTTCCGCCCACGCGAGCCCCTCGCGGCCGGCGCCGGCGGTGGTGATCCCGAAGAAGAGCGGCTCGGTGCGCGTGCCCTGCCCCTGCCGCAGCACGTCCCACAGACCCC